TGCAATGGCCACTTCGGCGGCAGCCTGGACGGCGTGGCCAAGGGCGTGCCCGAGGCCCCCAAGAGCACCTGCGTGCTGGAGTTCAAGACGCACAGCGACAAGTCGTTCATGGACCTGGTCAAGAACAAGGTGCAGGCCTCCAAGCCCCAGCACTACGACCAGATGCAGGTCTACATGGGCCTGATGGACATCGACCGCGCCCTCTACATGGGCGTCAACAAGAACACGGACGACATCTACTGCGAGTGGGTGCACTTCGACAAAGACCGCTTCATCGCGCTCAAGCTCAAGGCCGAGTACTTGATCGAGGCCCCGAACCCGCCGGTGAAGCTGAGCGAAGACCCGGCCTACTACGTCTGCAAGATGTGCAACATGTGGAAGCACTGCCACGGTGGCCTGGCCGCGGAGGTCAACTGCCGCACCTGCTGCCACGCGACACCTGTTGAGAAGGCCGCATGGCAGTGCCAGATTGGCAACAGTGAGATCAGCATTGAAAGGCAGCGTTTGGGTTGTGGATCGCACCTGATGATCCCGACGCTGGTGCCCTACGGCGAGCCCATCGACGGCGGCGAGACGTGGGTGGCGTACAAGCACCGCGCCACCGGCGTGATGTTTGTGAACGGCCCCGAGGGCGTGAAGGACTACGGCCCGGTGTTCAGCAGCAACGAGCTGCACAAGTGCCCCGGCGAGCTACTGGCTCAGGTGGCCGAGATCAAGGAGCAGATCCCCGGCAGCAAGATGGTCAGCGGCGACGTGCACATGGATTGGCTGGAAGACCTAGCCACGCACCCCGACGACATCCCCGTCAAGCCTGACGCGCCGCCCAAGCGCGAGCTGCGCAAGAAGACAGCGGCCGCAGTCGAGGCCATGAAGAAGATGGGAGGCGGCGCATGAAGTGGCTCACAGAAGTGCTGCCCGCGCTGGTGGTCAGCTACCTGATCGTCGCGGTGGGCATCGGCTTGGTCGGCCTGTTTCTCAAGGCCTGGTATTTGATTTTCATGTTGGGATGGAATGCGCTGTGAGTTTTGTCAAGCAAAGCATCAACCTCAAGGGCAACGTGGCGCAGCCCGCGCACCGCTTCAAGACGTGCGACAAGTGCGAAACGAAGAAGCCGCCAGAGGGCGGCATGGACATGGGCAACGGGCGCTGGATCTGCGCCGTGTGCTGGACCAGGCGAGCAGTGGCGAGGAAGAAATGACCAGCAAGCGAGGGTTCATCGTGCGGGACATCCTGCGAATGCTGAAGGAGGATGGGCCCATGACGCGGGCAGACATCTGCAAGCGCCTGGGCCGCACCAAGGACGAGGTCGCGGCCATCGTGTCACGCTTGAACAAGCGCACGCCGGTGGCCGGCAAACGCATCTACATCAAGAAATACGTTCACGACATGGAGGGCGAGCGGATGTACCCCCGCGCTGTCTATGCTTTGGGCTCGGGCAAGGACGCCCCCAAGCCCATCCCTGACGAAAAAGCAGTTAAGCGCCGGCACTGGGAAGTCGTGATGAATGCAATCGTCGAGGATGTCTTCAAGTACCTGGAAGAGTACGGGCCGCAGACGGTGAGTGAGATCTGCGCGGAAGTGCCCAAGGCTTCACGCTGGACGATCACTGCCGCGCTCAGGATCCTGCGTTCAGAGGGCGACCCCGCTAAGCGCCGCGTTTACCTCTACGACTATGTGCGCGAGCCTGGGCATTTTCATCGCGCACCTCGCTTCAAGGTTGGCAGCCTGCCTGATAGGTTGAGGCCACCGTTGCCTCGCAAACATCGGACAAGCACCGAACCCGAGAAGCTGGCGCGCTTGAGAAGCAGCAGTGTTTTCAACCTTGGCCTCGATGCGGCCACACTCAGAAAGAAAGAAGAGCAGCAATGAAGTACATCATCGGCGTCGATCCCGGCGCAGCGGGCGCGATCGCCATCCTCGAGGACAACGGCAAGCTGGTGCATGTGTTCGACATGCCTAGCGTGGAGGTGATCAGTGGGGGCAAGGCCAAGCGCCGCGTGAGCCCCGAAATGCTGGCCGCGGAGCTGCGGCTGTACGCCGACCAGGGCGCTGTTGCCTACGTCGAGCAGGTGGGCGCCATGCCTGGCCAGGGGGTGAGCTCCATGTTCGCCTTCGGCCAGGCTTTCGGCATCGTCCTGGGCGTCCTGGCGGGCCTGGCCATCCCCACCCAGACGGTCACGCCGGGCAAGTGGAAGAAGGACATGAAGCTCAACCAGGGCAAGGACGCGGCCAGGGCCAAGGCTGCCCAGATCTGGCCGGCGCACGCGGGCGAGTTTAAGCGCGTGAAGGATGACGGCAGGGCCGAGTCGGCGCTGATCGCCTGCTGGGGCCTGGGCGTGCCATAAAAATCTGTTGCCATCGCTCAAATGTTGCGCTATTCTCACCACATACCGACAAACAAACCAAAAGGAACCCACGACATGGCTATCAAACTTCGCGGTGACGTGTACTGGATGGACGTTCAAATCAATGGCGTCCGCATCCGAGAATCACTTAAAACCAACGACAAAAAACAGGCGCAGAACCTGTACGACATCCGCAGGGCTGAGCTGTGGCAGGGTAAGGTTCTCAAAGCTCGCCCCAAAAAGACTTTCAAGGATGCCTGTGCGCGCTGGCTCACAGAGCGCGGCCACAAGAAGTCAATCAGCGAGGATCAGGACAAGATCAACTATTTCCTGCCCAAGCTGGGAGCCAAGCAGCTTGCTGACATCACCCGCGACGACATCGAGGAGGCGTTGCCTCAGGACGTGACCGGGAGCACCAGGAACCGTTATCGCGCCCTGGTGCGGGCTATGTTGCGCTCTGCCGAGCGCGACTGGGACTGGCTGGACCGCGCACCCGTCCTCAAGTCCGAGGCAGAACCCAAGCGCCGCGTCGCATTTCTGACACGCGAACAAGCTGAAGTTTTGATTGCTTGTCTCCCGGAAAAGTATCGGATGCCAGTCCGTTTTGCTTTGCTCACCGGGTTGAGAAGATCGAATGTTTTTGGCCTGACCTGGGAGAAGGTAGACCTAGAGCGCGGCGTGGCGGTTGTGGAGGCCGACGAGGCTAAGGCTGGGCATCGCATTGTGGTGCCCCTGAACAGGCAAGCCAGGGAGCTGCTGGCATCTTTGCCAGAGCCCCGCACAGGGCGCGTATGGGGCGAAATGACGCGGGTGTGGGCCAACACCTGGGAGGCGGCCTGCAAGCGCGCTGGAGTGCCTGGATTTAGGTTTCACGACCTGCGTCACACCTGGGCAAGCTGGCACGCGATGGCCGGAACGCCGTTATCAGTGCTGCAGGAGCTGGGGGGGTGGCACTCGCATGAGATGGTGCAGCGTTACGCCCACCTCTCGCCCGAGCACCTGGCCGCGGCTGCGGAGAGGGTCGGGCTGTGAAAAATGGGGTGGCTGATGGGACTCGAACCCACGACGGCTGGAATCACAATCCAGGGCTCTACCAACTGAGCTACAGCCACCACTGAAAACCTTGTTTGTGGCACAAAAATGGCACAAATCCGATTCTACGTCTACAAAAACTCAACAGCGACAAGGGCTTAGGAGAAAAACTCACCAGAATCACAATCCTAAAGGACTCAAAAAAGGCCCGGAATACCGGGCCAAGGCTTGCAATGGCAACTGCAATCGTCACGGTGCGCGGCACATTTTTGGCACAGTCATGGGTTGGCTAAGCACACCCCGCGTACATAACCCTGCAACCCTACGACGTTGGCCGCGAGCCGGTCAGCTTCTGCCGCCATTCCAACAAGAGCTGACGCACACTGTCCGAATAGCTCTCGCTGGGTGGCGGTGTCATCAGTTCGACAGGTGGCAGCGGCATCTTGGCTGGCTGGGCCGGGACGGGAAGCGTAGAGCGCGTCGCGCAGGCCGTCAAGCTCAGTGCGAGCGCGAGAGGCAGCAGCCGCTGCCCGGTTCTTTTCCTGGACATACTTTTCCTCCGCTTGCTTTCGGAAAACCGACAGGGCCTGCTCCCTGTCTCTGGCTGCCTGCTCAGCCTTCTGCAGCTGCTCGGCGTGGACTTTCTGGATCTGGGCGATCTGGCTGGTGTAGCGCCAGCCCTGGACCTGCCAGGTGCCCCAGGCAGCCAGGAGCGCAGAGACGATTGCAGCCGCGATGTGTGTGTAGAGCATGTCAGCCCCCCATGCAGGTGGAAAACTCGCTCTGGCGTCGCTTGGTGAGGCCTGGGAGCGGCTTTCCTTGGAACTTGTCCCAGCGCAGGAGCTCGCGGCACGCGCCAGGGTAGTCGCCGGCCTGCAGCTTTTTGACCAGGGTGGACTTGCACGCGGCCGTGGTGCCCACGTTGTAGGCCCAGCTGACGATCGCGTCCCACTCGTACTGGTGCATGGGCACGTCCCCGATGCACCCGCGCAGCTCGCGCTGGAAAACCTGGGCGTGCTGGTTCAGCCTGATCAGGGCGCGCACGGGGTCTGTGCGGTCGCCCAGCTTGACGCCCTGGGTGTCGCCGAACCCGATGGTCGGGACATCGCCCGGCACCGGCGTGTATGCCTTGTCGCTGTAGCCCTCGCTGACCGCAATGCCGACCAGCGCGGCCGCGCTCAGCGTCAGCATGGCGATCTGAATGCGGGCCATCAGGCCGCCTTGATGTCCTTGTAGATCTGCCACAGCTTGTGGCCGATCATCAGCACGGTGTAGATGAGCGTGGCCCACAGCAGGATTTCACTGACCTGGATGCCCGCCAGGGTGGCGATTGAAACGGTGGCTGGCGGGGCGGCCTTAGCCGCGATCGCTGCTCCTGTTTCTGCTGTGTGCTGCGTGCTCATCGTCTACTTCCTTACATCAGGCTTGCGGTGCCGAGCCTTCCTCGGTGGCCGGCTCTTGAGGTTGGGGGAGCTGTGCGGCAGCCTGTGCGCGGATCTTGGCCGCGATGGGCCATGTGTTGGTGTGCGTCGGGAGGGCCCCGATCGCGTCCAGCACCGCGTTGACTTCGTTCAGCTCCAGTTGAATTGTCAGTTCCATGTAATCTCCAGTGGCGTGTCGTGGGTTGAGAAATAATTTTTGTGGGGCGATTATCGCATCACCGTTGAGTTACTGCCCTTCGGTCGGCTGAACTTCAACCCACGCAAGCGTGGGCTCGTCCCAGCGGTAAAACGCATCACCATCTGGCATAGGCACTGGCGGCTCGAACGCGCAGGTAGCTTCGTTGAACGTCCACGACGGGAAGCCGCTCACAGCCCATTCGTCCTTGATCGATTGCTGCTTGGTCAGCTTTTCTTGTTCCGTCATCTGGCGAACGTGATGAACGTCCTGCATGCGATGGCCGGCCCATTCGTAGGTCACTCCCTCGTAAACCTCATAAGGGCCAATCGCCGGTGGCGGTAAGCGATCGAACTCTGCAAACCCTTCAGGCAAGTCTTCGATGTTGACATCTGGGAATGCCTGCTTGAAGTTGTCCTCAAAAATTGGGTGCTCGTATGCACGCCCATTCTTAATTCGGATAAAAAGTCGCATCACATATCTCCAGTGTTGGTTGACGGGAAGGCGCGTGTGACGGTAGTGCCACCCCAGATAATGCGGACAGCGCCTTGAGAGCCGGTCGATGCGGTTCCGTTGCTTCGAGCATTGCCACCACCACCAGCGCCGTAGACGCCAGCAACAACACCACCACCACTGCCGCTTGAGTTACCCGTAGGAGCACCGACACCCCCGGAACCACCACCGCCCGCAGTAGCACCTGCCCCCGCGTTGTCATTTGTGCCACCCGCGCCATTGGAACCCTGACCCAGCAAACCAACACCACCACCGCACGCAGCGGTGAAAGAGTTGTTGCCAGTGCTACCACCACCGCCGCCGCCGCCGCCACTACCAGCGCTTCCGTTCCCGCTAGAAGGTCCAGACCCGCCG